TCTATGTCTGGTTTGGACTGGTGGAATCTGCCATGATGTAGTTTCTTTTTTTTCTTAGACCAAGAGGGTGGTACCGGAATAAAGAAAGTTATGGAAGCGCCAACTGGGGGAAGGACGAATCTTTTTGATTTGGCTTCTGCGCATAGATTTACTTTATACGCATTGTACTTTTCCAATCGCATCAATCTGCTTAAACCAGCTGGACGTAATTTCTCTCTAGGTATTCTGAAAAATATTGAATCACCTTGAGTTGCCCTAACATGGGTCTGAGGTGTTATGTTGAGTATTACCTTTTTTAACATTTACTTAAAATATTTATAATACTTTTCTCTCTTTGATTTTGTGCAATATCTGCTTTAAAATATTTTTTTAAGTCTTTATCTATTTGTTTTCGCAGAATAACTGAAATGTATCCCTTTGACGTTTGTCCAGTTTTTGATGTAATTAACTTGACATTATCTAAAATGTCTTTTTCTACTCTAAATGATTCTGTGGTATTTTGTTTCATATTGTGGTATTTGTTACACAAGATACGAAGTTTTCTATTAGTAAACAAAAAAACCTCCTTTTTAGGGGAGGCTACTTGGGGGGAAGTAAATATATTATCGTTTATTTTTTCTTATGTCTGTTTGCAAATGCTCTTGCGGCGGCAACAGAACCGAATCCCCACGCTTTTAGTGCTAATGCTTTTCTAGTTGGTTCGCCATTTGGCTTTTTCATATCTCCTTTCATACCTGCGAATCTAGCTGCGAATGATACACGTCTTGGATTAACTCCAGACTTAACTGGTGCCTTTAAGTTACCACCCGTTTCTCTGTTATAGGAAGCCCTTCCTTTGGCGTTTAATCCGCCTTTTGGGTTCTTACCTTCACTACGCGTCCAAGCTGGTGTTTTGTGCCTCATTTCTTCTTTTCTTTTGCTTTAATTTTTCTTTCTTGCTCAAGCATTTCTGGCGTAGGTTTCTTACCTGATCCAGCTTTTGCGCGGATGTTGTTCCAAAGACTATTGGCAACTCCTAGTTTGTTTAGTTTCATATTATCTTCCTTGTCCGCGGTAAGATTTAGGCTTACCTATCAACAAATGGGTTATCTATAAATAAAGCACTTGCTCCTCTTTCTCTTGAACCTTGTCCTGTTTTAGTAGAACTTAAAAACCCTCTGTTTTTAAACATTTGTTTTTTTAATGCCTCATCATAAGAAGCCTTGTCTTTAAAATAGTAAGTATCCTGACCACCTTCTTTATTATCATCTCTCCATGTAAAACTATATTCAGTCTTTTTGTCTTCTTGTTTTGGAGGAACCTCTGGATTAGGTTTTTCTTTTGGTTTTGGCTCTTCTTTAGGTGTAATGTTTTCTACTGCATTCATTATTTCAAATGTTCTAGCCCCTAAGATATTATCAGCAAGAATGCCCGCTTTTGGCATGCCATACTTTTGTATCATATTTTTTATAACATTTTGTCCTTCTGGAGTTGATTGCAAATAGTTTATTTGAGCTTGTTGAAATTCTTTATTTGATGTAGTTGGGAAATTATATTTATTAGCATACTGAATTAAATCATCTTCAGATAAACCAGATTCAACAAAAGCATTACTTCTGCCTGTAGGTGTTTTTTCTTTTCCACCCTTATAAACAGAAAGGTTTGTTCCTTTTACTTTTTTTGAATTAGAAAGTTTTTTATTAGGATCGCCGGGAGCCTGCATTATTCCTACCATAAAATAAAATTTAATATAAAATTAAGATTTTTCTGAAATATCTGAAATTTTTATTTCTACTCCTGAAAGCATGGCATCTATGGTAGTTTCGATCATATCCCTTTGTGCTGGGTTTAATAGGGCTACCTTTTCGCTTATGGCTGGGATGGCAAATACATCGCTTTCGATTTCGGCTTTGAATCCTTCTCTAACAGCCTGTGTCAAGTGCGGGTATGCAAGCAAATCTTTGAATATCCAATTTATTCTGTCTATGTATGTTTTAAATAGCTTTGATCCCATGGCCTCTGGGAACTCTCGTCTAAAATCTTCGAAATGTTCTCTAGCCATTTTCAAATGATGTACCGAACTTACTACGTTAGATCCCTTTACCATTGTTAAAGTTTAAATGTGTTTCTTCTATGTTTTCTAAGAACTCTCTTGCTTTCAATACCTTCTCTTTGATTAACTCTATGTCCTCGTCATTTCTATGTACCGGGAATAGCAGCAATCTTTCTTTTTGATCTATGTCATCAAACATCATATTAAGCTCCAATTTAGCGGCTTCTAAGAGGTATTTTGGACTTTCGTTTGTTACAACATCTGCCATTCTGTATAACAGAGAGTTTTTTTCTTGTTCTATAATGCCAAATGGTGTATTTATCAGGCAATATGCGATGCAAGACTCCGTTGCTCCTGTTAACCACATATAGGATTGTAATTGCCAATAGTATAGATCCTTTAATTTTTCTGGTAAATTTCCTAAAAACGTAAACAAATCATAACTAGATTTTACATCCCACACCTTTAACCCGGATTCTGTTAAATCTAATACGTCCGGATGCCCTGTAATAAATTCATTAGCAAATCGTTCGGTATTTTTAATTAGTGGCCTTCCTACTGATTGCGATAATAGTTCAATTGCCTCATCTTCAACTTCTACGCCTTTGCGCATTTGTTTAGTCTGAACATCTTTTGTGCGTCCGTACTTTTCTGCAATGTAGATTTCAAGCAAGTAAGTCTTTGCTGTTTTGGATAGGTTACCTGCATCCTTGTCTGCTTTGGCTTGTGGTTCCGTCATCAAGTACCCAACAGAGCTGGATCTAATTAAAGTTTTGTTAAAATTCACTTGAAAGATTTTAGTTTTTTGTCGTAATACTTTTTTAGTTCTGGTTTGTTTTTAGCCATAAATTCAAAGGCTTTTAGTTCACCTTCGTCTTTACAAGCGTCAATAAAGCTCATTGTTCTCTCAATCAGCGTCTGAGGAGATTGTGTCTTAATCAATTCTACTGGTTCTTCTTCATGTTGCAAAGCCTGAACTTTTTGATTGGTAAGATGGCACTCCTCTACGAATTGTTTTGCGAGATCAATGGCCTTATTTGCGCTTTCACCTTGCTCCAATACAATCTCGACGCCAATTCTTTCTGATTGGTAATTGCCAAGATTGAATGTTTTTTGATAGTTAATTGTTCTGATTTCCATTTTAGTTGAAGCCTTTTAGTTATTTAACCCTAGTTACATGAGTGATTCCATTGGTGTGCTTAATCTTGAAGATCTTAGCTTGATGTTCCTGTGTTTTTTTAAGATGGGATATCATTACGGCCACCGATGTAACCGGGTTATTAAAGGAAATTGTTTTATCCACTTCTAGTAAACCGGTCTTACTGGCAACTGAATCTGGATTTGGTAGTCTTGCCATATTCTAATTTTTATCAAAGTTAAATTTAATAATTTAATTAAAAAAATAAATTTAATCTTTTTTTTCTATTATCTTTGCCATGGTTAATGGACTTAGTACGGACAACTGATCCAACCCGGTACCTATCTAGGCGGCCGGGTTTTTTTATGCGTATAACACAGATTTATGCGCATATCCAGACCAACCACATCTATAATAACTCGCGTAAGCGAAAAATTTAAAAAATCTCAAACACTTAGAGGGAGAGGGGGTAACGTTACAATACAGGGTGTAGTCGACCGCAAAGGGGAACGGGCAAAGTGGTGGTACGGGGGTTCGGTTTTTGGTTTTGGGTTTTGGTTATGGGTACGGGCAATTGCTTGATGTGGTTGGGTTGTAGGGTGGTTTAGTGGTTGCAATGTGGTCAGGTCAGGCATTTGTATGTATGTGGTTAGGGGATGTGTAGGGTATTGGTATTAGAGAGGGGAATAGATAGGAAAAGGGGAAATAATTGTAGCTACATTTGGTTAAATTAAATTAAATTTTGTAGCTACATTTAAAATATTTTTACTAACTTTGTAGCTACAAATAAAATAACCTATGAAAACAGCAATGCAAGAATTAATGGATTATTTAAATTCAGATGAATTTACAGGAATTTGTGATATTAGAGATATGGTAGAAGAATTATTTAAAAAAGAAGAACGACAAATAATAGATGCTTTTGAAAATGGATATGATTTGAGTCGTTCTTTAGTTAATTTTAATGGCAAAAAATATTTTGATGAAGAATTTGAATACTACAACCAAACCTATAAAGAAGATAAAATAACAATAAACCAAACCAAAAGGTCAATAGAAGGTATTGGATTATATAACCAAAACAAATAACCTATGAAAAGTAAGCCAATTGGGGTTAGATTTGACTTATATAAGTTGGACATGATTCAAAAAGAGCAAAATTTGACATCTGTTCAGCAAGTAGTTAATTATTTAATGGATAATTACAACAGAACCGACTCAAATTTGCCACATAAGGTTCTTGATGGTAAGATTAACGCCAAGTTTATTCAAGTGCCTCAAAAAGAGCTAAAAAACGGCAATCCTGAGCCTCCTGAAAGGTTAACTGGGATAGATTTAGCAATTTGGAAGTCTGAAAACTGGGGATAAAAATTAATTTAATGTTAATATTTTGGTATTTATTTTCAATAAAGCAATTTAATTTGTTAATTTTATATTAAAATGTTTTAATGACACAAAAACAGCAACTAGCAGCCGAGTATTTAGCGAAATTCCCGTCTATTAGTAAACACTCAATTGCGGCTAAACTTTATAATGATCATGAACATATTTTTAATAGCGTAGAGCATGCAAGATCGGCAATACGAATGATTACCAACGCCGCTGGTGCTAAATCAAGTCCAAGAGTGAAAATAACTCATACTCCGGATTTGCCTCCATCTAAAATGCAAAATAGAGCATTTGTAGATTTACCAATAAGTTCTGACAATATTCTTTGGCTATCAGATATTCATATTCCAAATCAAGACAACGAAGCTATTAAATTAGCAATTGAGTATGGGGTTAAAAATAAAATTAATTGTATAGTATTAGGAGGAGATATTTTAGACAATACTCCATTTACAAGTCATGATGCGCCTCCTCCAGGAAAAGACGATGTAGTTGAGTGGTTTGAATATTGTGAAATATTTCTTTCGCATTTAAGAACAAAATTTCCAAAAGCACACATAGTTTGGCTAGAAGGAAATCATGATAATTGGTATGTAAGATACTTAATGAAAAAAGCACCTGTATTTTTTAATGATGAATATTACAGATTGCCACAAAGACTTGATTTAAAAAAATATAACGTAGAATTTTACGAACAACATATAGTGGTTCGCGCGGGCAAGCTGCATATGTTACATGGGCATACAATTGTGAGGGGGTTTATGGCACCCGTTAACGCTGCAAGGGGTGTATTCATGAGATCTAAAAGTTCAATGATTATTGGTCATGTTCACGCTACTTCAAATCATTCTGAAACAAATATAAAAGAAGAACCGATTAGCTGTTGGAGTGTTGGATGCCTTTGTACATTAGCTCCTGACTATGATCCACACAATA